ACGCCGCAGTACTCACAGCCTGCGCTGTCTGCTTTGGGTGGGGCGTTGGGTGGTGCTCAAATCGGTCAGATGATGGCTGGGCCGGGCGCAGCGGTTAATCCTTTATATGCCCTCGGCGGCGGGCTTCTTGGCTTAATTTAGGTGATGTAATGGCAAACGGATTACTCGGCACATCTTTCGACGACCCGCGCACCCGGTTCAACCTTGCCACGGCGATGGGCCTTCTTGAGGCTGGCGGGCCGTCTCCCGTCCGCACTTCTATTGGTCAAGGCATCGGGCGCGCCGGCATGATGGGCATGCAGGCCTACGACGCGGCGCTTCAGGCACAGCGCGCAAAGAAACTGGAAGACTTGCAGTTCAAAGTGGCGCAGTCGAAACTTGCGACGGCTGAGGCTGAGGCCGCTAAGAGGCGTCAGATGGCGACAGCTATGGGGCGCTATAAGATGGCCGCGACCCCTGAGATGCGGCAGCAAATTTACGCCACAGAAATCGACCCGCTTGGCGCGGCGAAGTTCCAAATGGAGCAGCGCGCAAAAGCGCCGACAACGCAGGAGTTTGTGGACGATGCCACAGGGCAGACCGTGCTTAGGGCATACAACCCCCAGACCCGACGGTTCGACATTGATATGGGGCCGACGAAACGCGCGCCCGACCCGAAGACAATCACTTCAGGTGGTGTGACCGGCACTGTGAGCAGAAATGTTTTCGGCCACCCGACGTTTATTCCACTTTCGGGCGCGCCTGTGACGCCTCAGAAGCCAACCATTGTCCAGACGGGCGTTGCCGACATTCCGGGCGCGACGCAGCAGAACATACCTGTGCCTGACCCCACCGCGCCGGGCGGGTTTAAGCTGGTGCCGGTCGGGCCGGTGAAGTTGCCCAAGCCGAGTACCGGCACCGTCACAAGCATTGACCCCGAAACAGGGCAAATAACTATATCTCAAGGCGTTCCCGGTGCTGACTTGGCAAAGCCAACCGTAAAGGCGATTGAGACGCAGATACTTGAGACGCAGAACGTCCTCTCAAGCCTAGACCAGATCGAAAATATGTTTGATCCGTCGTATCTTACTATCCCTACTCAGCTAGAAAACTACGTCTCCTTGCAAATGGAAAGGCTGACCGGGGTCCCCGTTGCTGACGCGCAAGGGCTTATGAATTACTCGCAGTTCCGAGCGCAGACGCAAAATCTGTTCAGCACAATTCTGAAGCAACTTTCTGGCGCGGCGGTCACCAAGTTTGAACTTGATAACGCCAAACGGTTCCTGCCAGACGTAAAAGACAGCCCGACGGAGTTCAGGGCGAAGCTGGACAACTTCCGCAATGTGACGGCGGCGGCGCTTTACCGGGCGCAGCAACTTCGTTCTGGTAACGACAAAATCACTGACAATCTGGCGCGAAAGTATCCGTTGTCGCTCCAAACGCAAGGTGGCAACCTGATGTATATTGACGACTTCGTCCAGCAGTGGACGGCCCACCCGGACAACGCTGGCAAGACGCAAGCTGACGCCCTGTCTGTTTGGGCCGAAAGCGCGAAGAAGCAGGGGGCATAAAATGAGCAACGGTCTTCTAGGATTTACGCCCACAGGCATGACCCGGCCAATCGTGGAAACCGGCACAATGGACGCTGCGTCGGTCCCCACTACTGCGGCTGCGTCGTTAATCCAAGACCCGCAGGCGCGGATGCGTTACTACTCGCAGCAGATGGGCATCCCTATGGAGCGCTTTGGAGTTAGCGATGGGCGCATCGTCTACCGCACTGATCGCGGCACCTTGCAGGCTGTGTCGCCCGGGCCGCTGCGGTCTTTTGTAAAAGGTCTCGGCCCATCCATCCCCGCAACAGGGGCGGCTCTTGGGACGGTCGGCGGATCACTCTTCGGCCCCGGCGGTATGGTCGCTGGTGGCACGACAGGGGCAATGACTGGGCAGTATCTGCGCGAGGCGATGGCCCGGCAGATGGCTGGTCAGCGCATCAGCCCCTTCCGCGTCGCCGCTGAGGGCGCGATTGATCTGACTGCGTCTCTGACTGGCATGTTGATTGGAAAGGGTCTCAGCCGCGCGGCAATTAAGGACGCAGCGAAACAGTTCGACAGGGCGATTAAACAGACAGGCTCAACCGCAGCCAATGCGCTCAAGTCAACGCTCGATACGGTAAATCGAAAATACGGCACAAACATCAGGATCACTCCTGCGGAACTTACCGGAAACGCTGACCTGATCGCGATGCAGAAGGCTCTTGCTGGAGACCCCCGCACAGGCGAGACGATGGCGCAGTTCGCCGCCGAGCGTGGTACTCAGATCGGTCGCGCAGCGGGGCAGGCGTTTGAAGACATTGCGCCGGGCGCGCCGCCGCGTGAGGTTGCTGGGGCGCAGATGGCGAGGGCATCAGAGGACGCGATGGTGCAGCTTGCAAGGGATCGCGCTCGCGCGGGCGCACCGGCTTATGCGGAGGCGTTTGAGAAGGGCGCTGAGGTGGATGTGTCCCGTGTCGTTAGGGCGTTTGAGCAGTCAATAAAAGACAACCCCCGCCTTGGTGCAAAGATGCGGTCCGCTCTCAAATTTATTGCGACGCCGGTCAAGAACAAGGAAGGAACCGTTGTTGGTTACCGACCGAACAAAAGTGTCAGCCTTCAGTTCGTTCAAGACAACGTGAAAGAATTGATGGACGACATGATTGGTGCGGCGAAACGGGCTGGTCGGAATAAGGAGGCGCTTCGTCTGCAAGAAGTTCAGGGAACGCTTCTCAAGGAGATGGACGCGCAAGTTTCTGAGTACGCTGGCGCGCGCAAAATCTGGGGCGACCTGAGTCGCCCCATTGATGACGTTGAGGGCGGCATCCTTCCCCTGATCGCCAACAAGAACCTCCGAGACTTTGAGTATATGGGCGGCAGGCTGTTCAAAAACGCCTCACCGTCCTCTATTGCTGCGGCTAAGGCAAACATCCTCAAGGTCGATGGCGGCGAAAAAATATGGGATAGCTTCACACGCGGCGCACTTGAGAGCATCTGGGAGGGCGCGTCCAAAATACGGCAGGGAGAGATTTCTCGGCCAGACGTTGCGGCGTCTATGGCCCCGGCGCGCTTTTGGACAGATTTCGGTCAGGGAGAGGGTTACAAGCGCCTCAAGGCCGCTCTGTCTCCTGATCAGATGGAGGCAATGGACAATCTGCTCAAGGTTATGCAGGCGTCCTCTCGCGCGATCTACACAGGCACTGACACGGCAGCTAAGGAAAGCGCACAAGACCTCATCAACAAGACAGGCTTCCAAGGTCTCTTGCAATTCGCTTCTGCGCCGTGGCGCGCCCTTGGAGCCGCCAGCGACGCCACCGCGCGCCAGCTTCAGAACGTCAACGTCAGGAAGCTGGCCGACACGATAACTGGCGAGGGTTCGGTTGAAACGCTCAAGGAAATCGCCGCCGGGCGCGAGGGCGGGTTCTTTAACGAGCGCAACTTGACCATTGTGGGTCGCGCACTGGCGCAGGGTGGTGGTATTATCAGGCCGATGGTCACAGACGGCATCGCAGGCAGGGAGCCAGCGCCGATTGAAGAACTTGGCAAGACGCCAGAGGCCGGTTACCCCGGCGGCGCGTCAAACCCGCTCAACCAGTAGAGGAACACACAGATGGCCAAGGACAAGCTGTCCCAATACGACAACAGCGCGGCGAACAACACCGACGTCGGCGGGATCAACCTGTCCGAGGGCGTGATGGTCCCAAGCGATTTGAATAACTCGCTCAGGGAAATCATGTCCCACCTCGCTGACTTCGCCGACGCGACTGAGGCGGTTGATGCGGTTGCGGTTGATAACCTGAAGCTTGACGGCAACACGCTGTCATCCACCGACACAAACGGCAACGTCATCGTCTCGCCAAACGGCACCGGAAACGTCGAGATCGCAAAAGACCTTCAGCTTAACGGCACCACAAACAACTGGACTATCGAGGTCGACGGCAGTGATCACCTGATCTTCAAGTATAACGGCACCGCCGTCCTGAAGATCGAAGACAACGGCCACATCACGTCAGGCAATGACGTGACGGCATTCGGTACAGTTTAATGCCAGTGAACGGTGGAGCAGGGAGCGCGATCTCGCTGTCTGAGGTTCAGACATTTTACGGCGGCTCTAACCCGATCAGCATGAGCGAGTATTATCGCGGCGGGTCTGAAGTGCCGGACGCAGCCGTCGCCGCTGCGTCTGCCAGTGGCACAGCGTCAAACACAACGTCAAACATCGCGGTCGTTGTGACGACTGGCTCGACAAGCAGCACCATCAGCGGCACTCACATCTCGGGCACACAGACAATGGATACCGGCACTGCCGGAGGCGCGACGGCCACCTTGACTTGGGGCAATAACAGCAATGAAGGCTCGGTAGGACTAGAGGTGAACGGCACCTATGTCGGCGGCGTCGGGGAGAGCACCACCACCACTGCAACCCTCAGCGACGGTGATACCTTCCGAGTTTTTGTGCAAAGTGGCGACGGGTTTGGCATATTTAGCTACACGCGCCTCACTACCGCATACGACATGACAATCACAAACAACACCGGCCAGACTGTGGACATGACAATGTCACCGTGGTCTGACGACAGCAGTTTCACGAACGGTGAGGTCGCGACGGCCAACGGGCAGGCGTCTAACGCGTGGTCGTGGTCGCACCCGGCGGTGACGGGCACCGGCAACACCAACGTCCCGACGTCAGGCGTGATTAGCCTCGACACTTTCAACGACCCCGGAAGCCCGGCCCCGTGAGGATGTAATGCCAGAAGAACAGAAAATCGCCCTCGACGTTGCGGCTGGGACAGGCACCGCTGCTGCGATGATGGATATGGCCCCAAACGCTGTGGCGCTGATCACGGGCGTGTGGGTGTTGATCAGGATCTGGGAGACCGAAACAGTCAAGCGATTGACCGGGCGCGACTGATGTGGAGATGCTGCACGTTTTCTGCTTGGTGGTTGTCCTCGACGACAGGACGGTGAGCCGCGACGCCTGCTGGTATGACCTCGACCGCTGCATCTATTTTGCGCGACGCATAAAGCAGCAGTCTCCAAGGCGGTTCAAAACGTACTGCCTGCCGGAGTTTATCGAAGCAGGAAGCAGGAAGGTGTACTGATGATCGCAATCCCGATGATCGACCTGATACAGGTAGGGCTGTTGCTAGCGATCCTTGTTCTTGTAACGAGGCGCTAGTGCTTGCAGAATTAGCCGCTGCCAACGCCGCCTTTGCGGTGATCAAAACTGCTGTGCAAAATGGCAGGGAAATCGCGTCGGCTGGCAGTGCGATTGCTGACTTTGTTGGCGCGAAAGAAGCCCTCCAGAAGAAGGCGCAAAAGAAGGGCGGCGGTTCTGACCTCGAAGAATTTATGGGGCTGGAGAAAATCCGCCAGCAAGAGGAGGAGCTAAAGACCATCATGATCTACGCTGGCCGTCCGGGCCTCTGGCACGACTGGCAAAAGTTTCAGGCCAAGGCGCGGATCGCACGGCGTGAGGCTGAGATAGCCGCCGCGAACAAGCGCCGCAAGATCATCGACGGCTGCATCATCGCGGCTTTTGTTGTCGGCTGTCTGGCGGTGATCGCCGGGCTGGTGCTTCTGATACTGCACGAACAGGGGAGACTGTGACGACGTCCGCAACAACAACCGGCCTCGCCGGAGAGTATCTGACGGCGGCCGCCATCCTCGGGCTTGGCTGGCGCGTCTCCCCGGCGCAGCAGGACAGCGTGGATCTTGTGGCGTGGAATTCCGCCGGCGTCTTCATGCGGGTGCAAGTGAAGTCGTCGCAGCTTCGCTTTGAGAAGAACCACCGGCCCTGTTATCAATTCCAGAACGGGGCCGGGCGAGTAAAGAAGACGCTGCCATCGCTTGAGAAGTTTGACATTCTCGCGCATTGCGCCATCAACTGCCGGAAGGTACATTTTCAGGCGGCGTGCTGCGTCAACCAATACTCGCAGCGCCGCCCGCAGGGTTGGTTCGACCAGCCGGATCTGGAGCTAGACAGCTTTGAGAAGGCGTATCAGATAGTGATGGAGACGCGGAATGGATAAACTGATTGAGATGATCAAGCATCACGAGGGTGTGGTGGCGCACGCTTATGAGGACAGCCGTGGGTATCTCACCATCGGCGTGGGGCGGCTCATCGACGAGAAGCTGGGCGGCGGACTGTCCGACGACGAAATCGACTACCTGCTGGCGAATGATCTCAAGCGCTGTCAGGCAGAGGCGGAGACATACCCGTGGTTTGCTGGCCTCTCAGAGCCGCGTCAGGCGGTTGTGGTCTCGATGCTGTTCAATCTAGGCAAGCCACGCTGGGATGGCTTCAAGAAGGCTCAGGCGGCGATTGAGGCGGGTGATTACGGTGAAGCTGCGTCGCAGATGCTCGACAGCCGATGGGCGGCGCAAGTCGGCAAGCGCGCCGAGGATATGGCCGCGATGATGGTTAGCGGGGAATGGGCATGATCGTGTGGGACATGCACAACAGGACAACCAAAGAACAGGCGAAGAGAAACCGAGATGAGCAAGACGCTGCTAGAGTACAAGATTATCCCCCGGTTCATGATGTTGGCGTTCACGCTGATGGCGTGGAACGTGTGCGACTGGTTCATGAGCCTCGGGCCTGACGCGACAACGCAGCAGACCGCGTTCGTCTCGACCATCGTCGGTGCCGCCACAGGCGCGTTCGCCGTGTGGATGGGCAACGAAAGCAAATGAAGTGGCTGCTGCTGATGATCATCGCCAGCGCGGATGGCGAGATCGCGGTCAATGTGCTGTCGGCGCATGAGACGATGGCGCACTGCCACGTCGCTGGCACCAAAATCAACTGGGAAGAGCGCATGCCGATCAACAAAGAGATGCTATGCTTCCCCACTGAATTTCAATTTGAGGTGATGGAATGATACAGGCATTAATCCCCGCAGTGTCCGGCATCCTCGACAAGTTTGTCGAGGACAAGGACCAGAAGGCAAAGCTGGCGCACGATCTTGCGACGATGGCGGAGCGGCACGCGCAGGAACAGATACTCGCGCAGATCGAGGTGCTGAAGGCCGACGCAAAGGGCAACTGGTTTCAGGCGTCGTGGCGTCCGCTGATCGGATGGATATGCGGCCTGAGCCTCGGTATCAACTATATGGTCAGTCCGATCTGCGCCGGGTTCGGCGTAGTGATCCCGCAGGCTGATATGTCTGTGATGATGCCTCTGATGTTTGGAATGCTCGGCATCTCTGGCATGAGGTCATACGACAAAGCTAAGAAGACCGACACGAAATAAAAAAGACCCCACGCCGAAGCGCGGGGCCAGTTTCGGAGGAACCTGCGGGTATAACGCCACCCGCCAAGCGATTAGTCAAAAGGATCGTAAGCTTCGGCGACGTCCTCGTCAACCTGCCCCGCGCCCTCGCACAGACGGCACTCCATCTGCGCCTCGTCGATGTAGCCACCGCGCCAGTCTCCCGGCGCGGCGACCCTCACCTCATACCACGCGACGCCTTTCCCGTCGCACTCAGGGCAGGTGGTCATGCCGCCACCTCCTCGTAAGCGGTCGCCCATTCAATGAGCAGGTGATGGCACTTGTCGATTTGATCGTCAGTCATGCCAAGTTCATCGCGCGCGATGTTTACGGCGAGAGAGGCATGCGCGTAAGAGATGCGGCTAAGGCGAGCGTACTCGTCATAATCGTCCTCACTGACAAGCACAGAGGCCGCCTGCCGGTTGTGAGCTTCTGCCTTGTGCTGGTGGAACGCAAAGTCCACAAAAGTCTCAATCTGGGCTTCGGTTGGCTTTTTCATCGTATGTCTCCCTTCGATGATGGAAATGGGGCCGTTAGGCCGCCACCCAGTTAGCTTGCTCCACGAGCCACGTCATATGCTCGTCGCGAGCGACAACCTGAATTTGATAATACAGGATATCCTCGGGGCCGACGGCCTCGATCTCGCTGTAGTCGAGATCGTGGAGCGCCTTGGACTGCTCGACGGCGCGGTCATAGCAGGCCATCGCGTCAATCCCATTGTCGAATTCCTTGACCCGATGGCAGGAGCCATCCTTCTTGAAAAAGCGAACTTCACAGTAAGTCATCGTGTGTCTCCCTTCGATGATGGTGAGGGGTGGCGCTAGGCCACCCACTCTGCTTTTGTCGGGCGCTTGAAGAACCCGAACTTCTCGTCGTCAGCACTAGGCGTGACGGTTGCGGTGAATGTGACGCGCTTGCCCGGCATGTCCTCGGCGCGGAGATGTGGAAAGTCCGTCTCGCCATCCCAGTTAAACAGGGATGTCGGAATCGTACCCCAGAGCTTGAAGCCGTCGTCCGACTTGAACAGCATCTTCCACGTCCAGCCGAAAGCGTTCTCGCGCTGATCGGTCGAGACAATGACGCCGGTCAGGACGACGCGACCCTCCGGGCAGTCGGCAGCGCTGGCGCGCTCTGCCTCGCGCTCGGCGTTGCGCTTTGCTTCGCGCTCCTTGCGGTCGGTCATGATCTTGCGGACGGCAGCTTCCTGCTTTTCGGTGAGGTGGCCCCACTCGTCAAGCTGCGCGCACATTGCGCCGAGGAAGCCGTCGGTGCCGAACCAGCCGAAGAGGAAGCCCTCGACCTCGCGGCGGGTCTCGTCCGCAGCGATCCAGCGGTCGTTGCGACCCTTGCTGGCGTTCGCCTTGATGGCGGCGTCGCGGCCCCGCTCCCAAGCCTCTGCGTTCATAATCACTGTTTCAAACTTAGGCATCTCTGTCTCCCTTGATGAATGATTACTCGCTGATCCACTCAGCGATCTTGGCCTTGGCTTCGGTCAGGTTGCCGACGAAGGCGAAGCGGGTTGCGGAGCCAGTCTGGCGAACCTTGAGGCGAGCGCCCGAAGCGAAAACGGCACCAGCCTGACGAGTGATGGCGAAAACCTTGCCACCGTGTTGCGTCGTCCAGCCCTGAGTGCCTACCTTTTTGATTTCCATCTGCCTGTCTCCTTGTCCTAAAAATGTCCTACCCCAAGAAGATAAGGGGATATCGATACAATATCAATACCCCCAGATCATTTTTTTCACAGCACCTCAATCGCCCGGTGCGTGTACTTGTCGTGCTTGATCGCGCCTCGCTTCGCAAGCTGCGCTATCAGAGCGTGGGCCGCCGTTCGGGATCGGCCTGTCGCCTCGGCTACCTCCCGCACGCTCGGCGCGTATCCATAGCGCCTGATGTGCCGGGAGATATAGGCCAGCACGGTGGCCTGCTTCTCGGTGAGCGATACCATCACTTCCTCCTGTCTTCCGTCACCTGCATCCACGGTCGGGTCATGTTGTGTATCTGAGTGAAGATGGACTTCTCGGCTCCGTTGAGGCCGCTTGCGCCGTCCTCATAAACCTCGGATATGCCCATATATCCCTCGTCGTGGATTTGTTGCAGCACCTTCCACTCGGTATTCGTGACGCGGATCACATATCCGCCCTTGTTCCTGATGACCTGCATCTTATGCCTCCTTCACGATCAGAGTTTTGGCGCGCACCTGCCGGGCAGGCTTGGCCTCGGTGGTCTTGGCGGGCTGCGCCTTGTAGTTACGCATCGGCCACTTGACGTAGTAGGTCGAGCCGCCGACTTGCACCTGCCCCTCCTCGTGATTGCCGAGCATCTCCTTGAGCATCGTCTCGGCCTCGTCAATCTCCGCCTCCAGCGCGCGCTTCTCCTCTCGACGGTTGATCAGCACCTGCGTCCAGTGGTCGCCGTCCTCGATGCCGTTGAGGTCCATCGCCGGCGCGCCGTCATCGACACGCTCCCACGCCACGTTCGCGTCGTCGGACGACAGCGGAGGATACCAGTCGACGTCGCGCTTGCGGCGCTCGAAGTCATGCACCGCATCCTCGATCCGCGCCTGCATGTCCGGGTCTTGCCGGTACAGGAACAGGCGAAGCTCTGAGCCGCGGTACAGGACGCACACAGCGCCCCACGATGCGTCAGTGCACATCATCTGCGCCTGTAGCTGCCACGGGCCCCTGTGCGGCGCAGGCGCGTCTTCCGGGGCTGCGCTGGTGTTCTTCGCCTCCAGCACGCCAAGGCCGTGCGTGTCCACCACGCCGCCCTGCGGGACGTAGATGCCGTTCGCAGGGTCGTGTTCCCACACCAGCGTGCCGTCGCCGCGACCGTCGAGCGAACAGGCGAGCGGCAGGTCCGGGTGGTGGATCGCCTCGGTTATGTTCGTGTTGACGTGATCGAGGTCGAGACGGTAGGCCGCCTCGTCGAGGATCGGGCCTTCAAGCAAATCGCCAAGCCGCATCTGCTCATTTTGCGGAAGCCGCGACGGCGGGTTGCCGGCGGCTGCGTCGATGGCCTCTTTCAGAAGCTCGTTTGGCGTCTTGTATGGCGACAGGCCCATCAGGACCGGCACGCGGGATGCGGTGATGATGTCGTCGGGTGTGAGTTTACCTACCATTTTCGGTCTCCTTTTTTACGCGCTTAAACATCAGCGAAAAATGCACGACCTTTTTGCCATACCACACGCGCATGTAATGGCTCCTAGAAAAGCCATAAATGGTGAACTTGGCGCGGCGCTTGTACCTTTTCCAAGCAAGCACCTTGACGCCAGCGAATATCCACTCGCCCTCGCCAAGCTCTGTCCAAGGCCTCGGCCAGTCGGTGGGTATGTCCAGTTTGCCTTTTTTCATCTCAATCTCCCTTCGATGATGCGCCCGGCCACGACAGCCGGGCGCTTTGGTTTAAGACACGAACGAGACCGTTCCGGTCGCGCTGCGTGCATACTTGGTTCCCCGCATCTTGTTGATGTAATCGTAATGCTCGATCATCTCGCTGGGGATGTCCTTCGGCTTGCACTCCTCGACCTTGGCGAGGCGGCGGCGGTAGAGCAGCAGCAAGCGCCGATGCTCCTTCTCCGCTACCTCGTTGCCGGTGAAGTCCACCGAGTTGAGGCAAATCCAGATCACGCCGAGGTCGGCATTCTCTGCTGGCAGTGTGATGATGTTTTCCATTCTTTCGGTCTCCCTTTCTAGTTGCCGATGTGGACGATGAGCGCCCACCAAGTGTAGGACCGAGAACTCTCGATCCCGAAAACCCAGAGCCAGTCGATCCAGCCCAAGGTGAAAAGAGTGATCAGCGCCGCGCCGATGATGTCGTCTGCGTACTGTTTCATGATGTGTCTCCCTTCGGGGGCGGGGCCGTTAGGCCGCCGCCTTCTTGATTTCTGCGATGATGGCGTCGATCCAAGGCTCAAGCAGCGGACGATCATCACAAATCGTGTTGATCAGGCTTGAGGCTGCATGCGCGTCGTCGGCAGGGTCTGGCATGTCCTGATGCAGGCAATCAATGACGACGCCCAGATCAACGGCGGCCTCGCGGTCTTCCTGCCAAATCACCTCAACCGAGAAGCGGTCAATCTTGTCAAGCAGTGTGGTCATCGGTATCTCCCTTCGATGTGTTCTATCAACGTCCTATTTATCGCATGATATGGTTATGCTATCAACAACTAAATCGCATCTGGCGAAAACTATTTTAAAGAGGCGCAAGTGTCTGACATCGAACAACAATTGCTGCGGCTGCGGGCATCGACGCGCGAAATGCTGCGCGAAGAGCTAGAGCTTTCGCCGCACCGGAGCCTCTCGGCGCTGGCGGATGAGCTTATCGAGCAGGCCATATTGAAGAGGCGGGAAGAGCGTTGACGAACGGCAGGCAGAAGGGCGCGGCTGCTGAACGCGAGATCGCCAAGATCTTGTTCGACGAGCTTGGCATGACGTTCAAGCGCGACCTCGAACAGTACCGCTCGGCGGATCACGGCGACCTGATCTGCGACGAGCCGTTCCCCTTCGTCATCGAGGTGAAGCGATATAAGTCAGGGTGCGCGCCGCAGCCTAAGTGGTGGGATCAGGTTTGCAGCGCGGCACAGGCGTGTGAGAAGCAGCCGCTGCTCGTGTACAAATACAATCACCAGCAGTGGCGCTGGCGTCTGCCGGCTCAAGTGTTAATCGACCTCGGTCACCCGCACGGCAACGTCGGCATGCGCGAGGACGTGACGCTGGACTGGGGATATGCCGTCGAGATGGACACGCATACGGCGATGACGATTATCAGGGAGGTGCTGGCGCATGCGTCCGAAATACGAGACTGATCACGACATCGCCAACGAGCGGATCGTCGCCGACGCGCTTGAGAATATCGGCGTCGAGGTTTACAAGCTGCCGGTGCAGTACCGCCTCGACTGGTTGCTGCGTCGCGACGGTCAGCCGATAGGCTTTGCCGAGGTGAAGGCTAGGCGCTGCGACCTCAACACATACCCAAGCGTGATGATCAGCCTGTCGAAGGTGATGCACGCGAAAATGCTTACCGAGGCGACGGGCTTGCCCTGCCACCTCATTCTGCTTTACCGTGATGCGCTCGCGAAGTTGGACTTCGCGGCGGACTTCACGGTAAGTCCGGGCGGTAGGTCAGACCGAAATGATCCACAGGATCTGGATGTCTGCGCCTACTACCCAATCGAGCGGCTGACAGTGATCAGCCAAACATCAACTGACGTTAGCGTTTAGGAGTTATAGAGCTATGGCGTTAGGATTTAACCTTGAGACTAAAAGCGGCGGGGACATCCTGCCAATCGTGAAGTGGGACGCTAAGGCGGGCGACTTCATCAAGCAGGACCGGTATCAGGCCGGTGACGGGACTTGGCAGAAAGATGAGCAGGAACTCGGACTTCCCCTCCAGATCGCGATGGACTTGGCAAACATCGAGATCGGGTGGCTGTCCTTCGCGTCAGGCGCGCCTGACTTTCAAATGGTCAAGGCAGGCGAGCCCCTCCCGGCACAGCCGAGCCCGGACCACAAGCAGGCGTTCCGCGTCCGCATCGGGACGACTGAGCTTGGCCTTCGTGAATTTTCTCATTCTGCGAAAACTGTATTGCGTGCGATGGACACTCTTTACAATCAGTTTGAGGCGGAGGCTCCGGCAAATCCGGGCAAGATGCCGGTGGTGACAATCGCCGGCACAGAGCGGATCAAGATCAATTCGCCGCAGGGCGAGTTGACCTTCAAGGTGCCGCAGTGGTCGATCACGTCGTGGATTGATCGCCCGGCCCTGATGGACGGCGGTGCGGCCGCTCCATCTGAACCCGCGCCAGCAGCGGCGGTGTCGCAACCTCCCGCAGCCACTGCTGAGGCAACAGGTGCGAACCTGTTCTAGCGCGGTAGCTCCCGGCGGTGTTTCTCCCTTCGCCGCCGGGAGCGTCTACCGAAGGGGGGAAGGGAGAACGTCAATGACACAGAACATCACGGCTCACGCGGAGAGGATTGCCCGGCACTACTGGGGCGAGCCGAACGCGAAGCTGTCAGTCAACGGTCGCACCTTGCGCTGGGGCACAAAGGGCAGCAAGGAACTCGACCTGATCAAGAAGACTTGGTATGACTTCGAGGCCGATGAGGGCGGCGGGGTCATCGACCTCGTCAAGCGCCACGGCAAGCTCGGCATTTCCGGCTCTGTCGCCGACGTGCTGGAGCGCGAATTCGGCATTCAGAAGCAAGCGCAAAAAGCGCTGGAGCCGAAGCAATACATCCAGCGCATCTATCCGTATTTCGACGCTGACGGCGCTGAGGCTTATCAGGTGTGCCGGATGTACCCGAAGACGTTCCGACAGCGCAGGCCGGACGGCAGAGGCGGCTACATCTACAAGATGGACGGCGTCGAGCCGCTGCCCTACAACCTGCCGGCGATCATGCAGAACCCGGACCAGCCGGTGTTCGTGGTGGAGGGCGAGCAGTGCGCCGACGTGCTATCGGAGGCAGGCTTGCTCTCGACAACAAACCACGGCGGGGCGGGCAAGTGGCTGGACGCGCACGCGCAGCACTTGGAGGGCCGCAACGTGATCGTCATCCCCGACAACGATGAGGCGGGCGCACGACACGCGGACAAGGTGGTGGCGTCGCTGTGGGGTAAGGCGGGGCAGATCAAGCGCGTGGATCTGCCGGGCTTACCGGATAAGGGCGACGTCGTCGACTTCCTGCGCGAGCACACGCTCGGCGAGCTTGTCGAGATCGTGCAGGACACGCCGGCGCTGTCAGAAGCGCCGCAGGTCAGCGATGACGCGGTGGCGGATGAGGA